ATGTACTCTCCTGCACAATTTTCGGCATAAGCTGAAAAGCAAAGGCCAAGGCCTTGAGCCTCATAATAACAAATAGAATCAGAAATGCCGTTGATAGTCAAATTTTGTGTGTTCATGATGTTTAAATTTTATAAAGTAAAGGTAAATGGCTGAATGTTAAAATGTTCACAATGGATTGCTAATGGTTTGTTAAAGACTATCAGCAAAACAAATAAGTAAACAAAGCAAAATGATGCAAATAATCTGAATTGAATTTTTCATGTTTTTTATTTTGGAAATTTTACCAATTTTAAAAAAGTTTGAAAATCTTTGCTCTTTAGTGCGTTCACTATGTGCGGACGTTCCAAAAGTTTATAATACTTTTTTTCAAAATTTGGGTCGTAAATTTCTGTATTTTTTGCTTCTTTAAAAAATTCAAATAAATTCATGGTATAAAATTTAAGGTTAAAAAATACGGGTTTAAGGGTTTCCCGTTCCCTATCTGGTTTAGTCAAAATTTAAGTAAGCAAGAGAATGGCAAACGGGATAATAAAATTCTTTGTCTTCCTCCCATGTTGTCGGCTTACCATCTTTAAAATAGAATGAATGGCATTCGGCAAAGCCTTCTGTTTTCATTCCTCTCCAAGTCAGCATATCCCTTTGTTCTTGGGTTAGTTCTGTTCCTTTGATTAGCTTGTACTTGTTTTCCATTTTTTTTAGTTTTTTATTTTAAAACACAAACATACAAGGCTAAACGTTAAAATGGTCATAATGGCTTGTTAAAGGGTTGTTAATACTAACAAATATATGGTAGTTGTGTATGGATTGAAATAAGGCGAAATAATGGCATGAATTAACAAAGCAAGGTAAACAATGGGTTAAAGGGTTTGAAGTCCTGCAATGGTTTGTAATTACTTTACACATCATTCTGGGTATTATATTCATGGCATCAGCAGGAATAACAATACAAAAATATTTTCTATTGGTATTTAGATTTTTCAGTTTATCCCTGCAAAGGGTTTAAGGTTTACGTCTGGGCAATAGTTGTGGCAATGGGATAGGTGGCAATCCCTACCTAACAGGTAGACTTCTCTCTGTTAAAGAAATGTGAACACGCAAACGTTAAAGAAACGTTAAAGGAAATTGGAGTAGGGTACACGGAGCAGGGAAATGGACTTGCACCCCAGGGGGGGTTGAGTGGCGCGGAGGGGAGTACCCCCATTACACCCATATCTCACCCTTTTTTTACCATTATACGTACAAGCATACAGTCTGCATACATGCCACATATTTATACTCATCAGCATATATTAAATACAATTGTATACTTATAATATATACTAATATAGAAACGCTATAACTCGTTGATAATCATAACTAATCATTCTACAGGATTAGAATATTTTATACAGAATTGTAAAATAGTTGTATATTTGCTGTATGGAATCTTACTTAAATAACCCTTTCCCTATAGCAGGTATTGTGTCTAGGACATTCACTCCTAGGACTGACGAGAGAATAATGATAGACCCGGAAGATGGAGAGACTTACGCTGTTAGGCATATAAAAGACAGTAAAACAGAGGAGCACGACCCTGTTCAGTACACGAAGGTATTTACAGAAGCTCATTTCAAGATTAGAAAACTGTCTTATACTGCCCTAAAAATATTTAACTACTGCGTACACAGAGCGCAGCTTAATAGAGACATAGTGCTACTCAATTCAGCTGATGTAATGCATCAATGCGACATTTCTCAAGCGTCTTATTATAATGGGGTGAAGGAGTTGATTAAGGAAAGTATTATAGCAAAGAAGCTTGGCTCTAGCATAGAGTACTGGCTAAATCCAAATATATTCTTTAACGGAAATAGACTAAAACTAAAAAACAGACTATGAAATACACAATAGAGATTATAGTAGGAGACAAGCTCATTGAAAGAGTAATTGAGTGCGATTACCTAAGTACTGTAGATGGAGTTTACGACTTTATAATGCAAGGAGGATATTGGGAATGCGAATGCGGAACAAAACATAGTTTAAATAAGAGTGTAGGAAGCTACCCTAAAAATATGACAATAATTAAAAGTATAGAGCAATGACATGCTATATTTGTGCTAATCCAGCTGAAAATTCTATTAGGGTACACGATTCTGTGACATTTTCTTATTGTGACGTACACAGAGCTGATGTGACTATAGGAATCAGCGACTTTGTTTTAAGGGGTACACTAGACAGGTTAGAGGGCTTTAAGGAGGAGTACATGACTAAGTACAAAGGTTCAGCATATAGGGAGTTTGAAAAGTGTAAAAGAATAGGTGAAATGTATGAAAATTACGACAGTAGTGTAACAGAACAGGCTTTATGACGGATTTATCATACATTGTCACGGCGATAATAGCCTTTATAGGGAGCAAATGATAAACAATTGTTCCTTTTATAACACATCAGCGCTGTAGTTTAATGGTAAAGGCTGGGTTCATAGCTCGGTTATTCCTGTTCGATTCAGGACGGCGCACATTTAAATAAAGTAAAAGCTTTACTTTTTTGAATATAAGTAAACAAATGCCTTTACTATGACAATATACGGACAAGTGCCCAGTAAAAGCAACGGGTACAGGATTATCAGCATCAGAGGACACGGTTCGCTGGCCAAGACTAAGGAGCTGAAGGAGTATGAAAAGAACTTTGCGCTACAATATAAAAGACATAATAAAATTTTAGGTAACTTTGAAGTGGAGGTAGATGTTTACTTTCGTAGCAACAGGAGTGATTTGGATGGTATGTTTAAGGTTTTCCTAGACTGCCTGCAAAAAGTGGAAGCAATAGACAACGACAGGTATTGCATGAAGATTGTGGCTAGAAAGTTCGTGGACAAGGAGAATCCTAGGCTAGAATTTAAAATAACAGAAATTGAGTAATGGCAAAGGCTACTGGTTCAGCAAATAAGACTACTTTCGGGAAGCGGAAGAAGGGTAAGGCTAAGAAGTCGAAGAATAAACACGACAGAAAATGATTACCCAGAAGTTTATGGGCAGAGGTCAGCTGATTAACAGGTTATCAGCACAGGTAGGTAGCAGGGAGAAGGCGGTTAGGATTTTGCAGAACAGAGGGCATTTGATGGCGGACGGAAAGACGCTTACGGAAGAAGGAAAAAGAAGAGATAGGATGACGGCAGAAGAAAGGTCTAACGACAGAGAGGCAAAGAAGAGTGGAGAATCAGCAAATATGTTTATTTATAACCCAATGACTAATACGTCAAAAAGGAAATTAAAATGAGTACTGCTGTAAAAAAGAACCCTTCTCTGTGGAAGAGAATAGTAGCCAACGTAAAAGCTGGCTCTAAGGGAGGAGATGCGAGTGAATGGTCAGCAAGGAAGGCTCAATTGGCTGTAGCGATGTACAAGAAGTCTGGAGGTAGTTATGCAGGAAAGAAGTCTGAATCAAACTCTTTGTCTAAGTGGGGTAAAGAAAAATGGACTACTTCTTCTGGAAAGCCATCCGAAGGGAAAAGAAGGTACTTGCCAGCAAAGGCTTGGTCTGCGCTTAGTGCTAGTCAAAAAGCTGCAACCAACAGGTCAAAAGCAGAGGGGAATGAGAAGGGGCAACAGTTTGTAAAGCAACCAAAAAGCATAGCAGAAAGAGTAAAACAATATAGGTAATGCGCCAAATACGGAAGTAAAAAAGCGCCAAACTAGGAATCTTAAATAAAATATATGGCAAAGATTAAATTAAAACAACCAAAGTCCGACAATGCAGCTCTTAGGGCCGCTAAACAAGGAGCTAAAGCGAAGGCAAAATCAGTATTTAAGTCAGAAGTAGCTGTAGCAAAAGCAAACGAAGCTGGTATGCCCAAGTACATGGTTAGGGACAATATCAAGGACGAGAGAAAAAACTACAGAGAGACTAAAAAAGAGATTAGGAAATATACAGACTATTAAAAATTAAAAAACAAAACAATGGCAAAAGGAAAAGGCCCGGGCCCAATGAACCCCTTGGCAGCAGCAATTAAGGCTGGAATTAAAAAGAAGGCAGAAGAACGTATGTCAAATATTGTTAAATCACAAGCCCCTGCTGATGGTAGGGTAGTAAGAAGTGACAAGAAAGTTGGTACTCAAGACTACCTTAACGAAGGGCAGATGCTTGAAATGTCTGGCAAAGTAAGAACTAGGGCAAAAGAAGCTCCTATGTCTAGGGAAGAGTCAATCAAAGAAGGTTTCTTTACAGAAAAGAATGGCGACTTGATGCCAACCGCAAAATACCAAGAGTATAAAAAGACAGGCAAATACAGCAAATTCGTAAAATAATAAATATGCCACAAGAAAAAAGAAAACTAACGCAGGCTGAAGCAGGAATGGCTAAATCTCTTTCAAAGCTAAATACTCCGCTTACTGCAAAAGAAAAGCAGCAGACTGTAGTTCAAAGGGCTAAACTTTTGCAGGAGAATCAGCGCCTTAACCCTAATAAGAAAATTACCATTGTAGGGCAGGACATGACTAAAGTCCCAAGCGTTGCAAAGAGAATGATGGAGAAGAAAGCCGCAGCTATTAAGTCTAGAAGAGAAATGAATCAGCCAACTTCTACAAAAAGAGTAGTTGGCGTGTTCTCAATTAAAAATAAATAGCATGGCAAAGATTAAACTGAAAAGGCAGGACAGAAAGAGTGTTGATAGCGTTCTAAAGGCTAATAGGGGTAAAGAATTTGTGGAAAGGATGTTTGAGAAAAATCCTAAAAGCATACCAGACCCAGATGAGAAAGGCTATACTATGACTCACAAAATGGAGGTTTCTGACGGGAAGGCTTATCCTAGAGTTGTAAACCAAGGCGGAAAGTTGACGTACTTAGACAGCGATTCGGCTTACAATTATGCCATGAAAAATAAGGAGTATATACAGTTTAAGAATGATGACGAAGCTGTCAAATTTACTCAGAATTATAAAGGTGGTAGAAAAGTTAAAATAGGTAAATAGAATGGCAAAAATAAAAATGAAGAAGCCGATTGAGTACAACACAATTGTACCAAGGCCTAAAGACAGAACACAAAAAGGACAGCTTATTGTTGGAAAGCAATTCGTAGTTAAGCCTGTTGCTAAGACAAAATGAGCGCACTAAACACACAAACTGGAGGAGCGCATTATAAAAAATATGCAATCCAGCCTATAGAGTTCATCAGCGCAAACAACCTTGATTACTTTCAAGGGAATGTGCTGAAGTACTTATGTAGGCATAAGGACAAGAATGGAGCAGAAGACATAAAGAAAGCTATTCACTACCTTGAACTTATTTTAGAATTACAATACACAAACCATGAGAGCAAAACGCAAACATCTAATTGTCAAAGCGAACCCGGAACAGAAGGAGTCGCATGAAATTCAAATGCCAGACGGCAGTACAATCAGCATTTATTTAGGGAGAAAGTTTGGGGAGAACAATAGGGAGGTCTACCCTAACGTATGTGAAATAATCAGCGTTGGGGACGAGGTAACTGGAGTTTCCGTAGGAGACAAAATTATCCTGCACCACAACATCGTTACAAACGAGGCTACCCACATAAAGAAAGAAGACGGGTATGTTTACATGGGCATACCAGCGGACGGTCTAATTTATGCCAAAATTCAAGAAGACGGAACGCTGATTCCGCTATTTAGAAATCTTATAGGAGAGAGAATCGTCAAGGAGAAAGTTTCCCAATTTGAGTACGAAGACAAGACTGAACAATTCAAGTTCAAGGTTCTTGCAGTACCAGAAGACTATACTGACGTAGCAGCAGGAGACACAATACTAGCGTATAAGTACTCCGACTATGAAATGGTTTACCATCACAACAACAGGGAATGTAGGGCTATCAGAATAGCAGCTGATGACATCCTTGGAATATTCAACTAACATGGAAGACAGAATAAAACAGCTTGAGCAGGAGATTCTTCTGTACAAGCAGGATGGTATGCATGCGCTATACTTTTCCCTAAATCGCAAAATGAACGAGTTAGCTTCCTCCATGAATGGATTTACTCTTGACTTTAAAAGTGACGACAAGTCTTTTGACAGATTCCAGAAAGTAACTGGTTCGGTAAAAGACATGGTAGAATCAGCTGCTTGGCTAAGGAATAACTACATGAAAATGTCAGAAGAGGAGGCAAGAGAGGCTGAAAAGAAGGGAATACCACTTATTGAATTACTCGCTAAAGGCAATAAGAAATGAGTGTAGGAAGAAAAATAAGCCACAAAGGGTTAGACTTAAAGTTTACCATAGACACCAGCGCTCTTGTTGACAAAATAAAAGACCAGTATAAGCCTGTTGTTGACAATCTCAAGAAGCTTCTGGCCAAAAGAGACGAGTATATTTCCCGTATTCATAGAATGACTAAAGACCCGGACACTACCATATTCATGTTTACTAACGGGTTAAGGGTAGCTAGAAAGGCAAGGAAGGCTTTTGGGTACAGCGAAAAGCAATACATGGCGCTATCGTTTATGTCAACTACCAATATGTGTAGGGAGGAGTACCTGTCAAGGTTCTTGAATAAAATAGGTTATTCCAAAATAACCAAGATGGAGCTGGAGCATTTAGTTCTGGACGGGAGAATCGTTAAACTGCAAAGACAATACTATGCCATTACAGACAAGGGCAAGAGTGTAGTCAACTCAATATACGCAGCATATAGGCAAGACTTGGACTTCTACATAAAGAACAAGAAGGTTCCAAGAAAGACATCCATAAGAAACAATCCTAATAAATACACCGAGGAGGAAAGAGAAAGGCGCTCTAAAGCCTACAAGCTGATGATGCGTCCATTCTGGGATGGAGGGTACAAGGTAATGCCAAAAGACAGAGACATGAGAGTTAAGTATTTGCTTGGCTGGATTGAGAAAAAGAAGACTGCTGGGTTCTTTGTAGACGACTTATACATGAGACTGGTTGAGAAATGGAGCGGCAATCCAACTCCAGTAAAGCTATAGTCCGCTAAATAAACTATATTTGTCGTAATAAACGGAATTATATGCAGTTCTCAAGTATGGATGAACTCCTTAGTATGTCTATAGACGCACCTTCTAAGAAAAGAAGGATGGAGTACGGATTAAAAGTAGCACAAGGTATATTTAATTCAGCTGACAGGAATACCGATGGGTATTACGGAAAGCGTTATAGGCAATGGAGAGCAAATAGAGACTTCAGCTATGGTACAAATAGCATGAAGGAGTTCATGGACTTGATGCGTATTGAGGGAAATCAATCCTATATTAATCTTGACTGGACGCCTATTAAGATTGCGCCTAAATTTGTAGAAATACTTCTTGGCGGATTCATGAATAGGAAAGAGGTTCCTGCCGTTACAGCTGTTGACGACATGAGCACCAGCGCCAAAGAAGAAGAGAAGCAAGAGGCTAAGTTCCGCATGGAGAATAAGGAAAAAATCATGCAGATTGAGGCCGAGATGGGCGAAAAGATTGAAACCAATAAATATATTCCAGAAGACGAGGATGATTTGGCTCTATATTTTGACATGGAATACAGGCTTCCAGAAGAAATATTGTTTGAGCAGCGCATTAAGAAGGTTTTTGACAACAATGACTACCCCGTAATGAAGCGCAAGATTCTAAGGGATTTGATTGACACTAACTTTGCTTGGACTAAACTTAGCTACGACCCGAATGACAACATAAAAATCAGCGTACCGAAGCCAGACAACATGATTTATAACGTGTTTGAATCTGACAGCGGTAGAGACATTTCATACGTTGGTGAAGTTTACCCAATGAAGATTTCGGTAATTAGGCGTAAGTATAATATAGATGAAGAAACGCTATTCAAGCTTGCCCAAAAAGCATCAAGAGAGCTGAAAAGAAGCGAGAATTTGTATTGGAAAGATTCTTATAAGTACACAGAGATTCGTCCTTATGATGACTATTCCGTTCTAATCTTTGACTTTGAAGTTAAAAGCGTAGACGTAGAATATTCGGTAAAGACTGAAAACAAGTTCGGCAATATGCTGGTTGTCCCAAAACAGGGAAAGCCAGTAGCTCCAAAAGGACAAGAGATTGTTGGAGAAGTTATTGAGACAAAGCGGATGAATATATACCAAGGAATTTGGGTATGCGACACTGACATCATGCTGAAGTGGGAAATTAGCCCTAATCAAATTAGGCCTTACCAAAACGGAGTTGACGTGTTCTTCTCTTATTCAGTCATCAGCCCTAACGCAACTGGTTCGCTAATCCCATCAATGATTGAGAGAGCGCTTGGGCCAATAAGGCAAATGGTTTTGATTCGCCTTAAGATGCAGCAGCTAATTGCTACAATGAGGCCGGACGGCTACATGATTGACATTTCTGGATTGAGAGATGTTGACTTGGGACTTGGAGATTCTGTAGAGCCATTGAAGCTGATGAAGATTTGGGACCAAACGGGTAGAGTGTATTATGATTCTACTGGAGATGACGGGGAAAGAAAAGGGCCTCCCATTACTCCGCTTCCGTCTAATCAAAACGTTTCAATGTTGAATACTTTGGTTTCACAGTATAACTTTGAACTGGAAAGGCTTAGGGAAGAGATGGGTATTTCTGAATACAGGGATGGTTCGTCAATACCAGCAAAGACTGGACTAGGCGTAATGCAGCAGCAAGTTCAGTCATCAAACAACGCAACAGAATATATTTACCAATCTTGCGTACACCTTTTGGAAGAGACTGGAAGGAAGATTTCTATGATGCTTTGGGATTCAATAGTCCTAAAAGCTAAGAAATTTAAAGAGTTTGAGGGTTATGAGATGAGCCTTCTTGACATGACTTTTGACGTTAGGGTTAACATGATTAATGACGACCAGAGCCGTGCTGAATTAACGCAGTTAATGAATACTGCACTTGCTTCTGGAATGATTACCTATGAACAGGCCTTTAAGATTAAGCATATTGAAGATGTTAAACTTGCCGAGTTGTACTTAGCAAGGAGCATGAAAAAGGCTAAGAAAGAAGCGCAAGAAGCTGCCCAACAGAACGCACAGATGAACGCCCAGATTCAGCAAGAATCAGCTGCCGCTAAAGCGCAGGGAGATGCACAACTGGAGCAGATGATGGCAGAAAGCAAGATTGCGGTTAATAAGAGTAAGAATGACGGAGACAAAGAAATAGAGTTAATTAAGTTTGCTACCACAATGTACGCTTCTGTAGTAGGCAAAGGAATTGAGCTTCCTGCTGAACTTAAGCAGTTTGCTGACACCATTTTAGGTAACGCAATTCAGCCACAAATGCAAGAACAAGCAGCACAACAAGCCGCAATGGAGCAGCAAATGATGGCAGAAGAGCAAGGAGTTCCTATGGAAGAGCAAGTTACAGAGGAGCAAATAACTGAAGAAATGCCTCCGCAATAATTAGTTTGTGTGTGTTTCATGGTTACGGGCGAGGTTTATACCTTGCCCTCTTTTTTGTTAGTAAAAAAAATATTATATATTTGCTTAGTAGTTTAAGGACAAGTAAATCCTAAAAACAGTAATAAATATGGAAATAGTAGACATTGTGCAAGAATACGCACAACAACAAGAACCAACGCAACAAACGCAAGAAACACAAACAGAAAGCTCTTTAACAAATGAAACGACAACTACGGAGGTTTCTTCTGCTCCTGCTCCTCAAAGTATTACCAACGAATCGGCTTACGAATCGCTGCTTTCTGGTAAAACTAACATAAGCGAAGAGCAACTCACAGAACAATCAGCTGATGTTATTCAGATGAACGCTGAAGAAGCGTATGTTCCAAGTGAGGACGCTAGCGGAATGGAAGACGTTATTGATGAGGACGACTTCATCAAGAGCAAAACCGAAGGAAAGTTTTCTTCATGGGATGAGGTGTACGATGCATTAGAGCAGCAAGCACAACCCCAATTTGAAAATGAATTGTCAGAAGCCGTCTACCAAATGCTTCTTGAGGGCAAGACAGAGGAAATTTTTGAGATTCTAGGCACAAAACAATTTGCTGATGAAGTTCAAAGCCTTCCAGACGAAGATGTCCTTAAAGCATATATCAAGGTTAACAACCCAGATTTTGACGATGATGACGTAGAAGAAGAATTTAACGAATCTTATTCTATTGATGAGTACAATTTTGACGAATCAAAGCTTAAGAGGGAACAAAAGAAGCTGTCCCAGCGCATTAAAAACGATGTGCAAGACGCAAAGCAGTTCTTTGAGAGTTTAGCTCAGGACATAAAACTTCCTGATTTGTCTAGGCGACAAGCTGAACAAGCGCCACAAGAAGATGCAGAAATGGAAGCAATGATTCAAGAACAAAGGTCATTGTATCTTAACTCACTTAATGGCGTAGAATCCAGAATTGGCACGTTGCCTTTCCAATGGAGAGACGACAAAGCTAATATGTCTGTCAGCGGTAAGTTTGACATCCCTGCGCAGGAGTTGTCAAAATACAGACAGGCAGCAGAGAACCTTGAAGACTATCAAGTAAACAGGTACTACAAAGACGGTCAGTACCTATCAGACAAGATGGTTAAGGAACTTTACATAGCCGACAATTTTGACAAAATCCTAAATTCAGCTATTTCACAAGCGGTTAATCAAACCCGTTTAGAGATGCTGAAGCAGAGCAAAAACATTCAATCAGAACAGTTTACGTCTGGCACGTTTAAGCCAAATGCAGCGGATGACGAGAGAGCAATGCTCGACCAGTTATTCATGGGACATTTAAGACGACAGAGTTAATAACTTTTTAAAAACAAAACAAAATGCCTAATACCTTCCCAGCATATAGCCAAGGCGCTATATCCAGTTCGGCAACAAACAGAGCGTTGTTGAACGACTTGAACATTTTCGACCGTTCTTTCGAGAAGAATCTCGTTAGAAAATACGGCGCAGAGAACTACGCTATCGTACAGATGGCTCTTGGTAATTCCGTAATGGAAGCAAAAAGCGACAACCGCTTGTTCTACCACTTTGAAAAGCGTGGATTGCACCAAGCAGTTTCAGTAAAAGCAGCAGTTGTTGCTCCAACAGCAGGTGCTAACGTTACCGTAACCATTGGTAGCTCCGCTGGTACAACTTTTGCAAATGACCCTTCTTACTACAATTCACAATTGCCTCTCCGCCCCGGTGAAGTAGTTCGTATCATGACTTCTGGTATTGAAGGTCAAGTTGTTTCAGTTTCTACTGGCTCCTATCCTTTGACTGCCGTAATTCGTCCTCTCGTAGCTAGCCAAGCTTTTGTTTCAGCTGGTTCTGCCAACCTCCTTGCATCTGATTTCTTGATGCTTCGTGGTGCTGTTAACATCGGTGAAGGTTCTACAGTTCTTAATGGTATGTCTCCAATCTTGGACAAGATTGAAAACACCACTACAGAGCACAGGGACGACTTTACCATCACTGACAGGGCTTCAATCGAGAAGAACGAAGTTGATTTCGGTAACGGAAACTTCTACTACTACTACCTCGCCCAAGACGACATGAACAGGCGTTACATGAACAACGCTTTCTTCAAAATCATGGAAGGTGTTGCTGTAGACAACATCACTGGTACTGTTGGTACAACTGGCGTTATTCCTCGTGTAGCTGCTGGTGGTAGCACTATTCAGTACACTTCTGGACAATTTGGTGGTGTTTCTGGAACTGACATGTCTAACATGCAAACAATCACTCGTGCCTTGAACTTCTACGGCGGTTCTGGTGAGTACCATTTCTTGCAAGACATTTATCAGCGCCAAGAGGTAAACAACCTTCTGTTTGGTAAATACGCTAACGGTGCCATCTCTTATGGTTCTGTAGGTGGAAGCCAAGAAGTTGCTGCATCTTATGGATTTAGCTCCTTCATGATTGATGGTTACACTTTCCACTTCTTCTTGAACAACATGTTCAGCCCAGAAGCTGTGTACCATATCAATCCGGGTGCTTTGACTCCAGAGAAGCGTAACTATGGTCTGCTTATTCCTCAAAAAATCAATAGCGATGCTAAGACTGGTAAGCAGTTCCCAAGCTTCCAAATTGTATTCCAAGAGGTTAACGGACAAAGGATTCTTACAACCGAAACTGGTATGCTTGCTCCACAGAACAAGACTACTACGGCTAACAAGACCTTGAGCATGTTGTCCTATCCCGGGGTCAGAGTTTTTGCCGCTAACCAGTACGCCATCGTGGAAGGAATCTGATAATCAATCAGTTACGTATTATAATAAAAGCTCAACCATTAACTTGGTTGGGCTTTTTATTTATATTCTATCTTGTATTTTTTATACAATACTCTAGAATTTTTTATTGCAGAAACAATAGAAGACGGTTTGCTGTCAATTAATTTAGACAACTCTGTAACCGAACTAGACTCAAATACTTTACCAGAAATAACGTCTGTTACAATCATCGGCCTTATTTTTTCGTTTATATACCTCCTGCGAATTTCATTTTCAATTCCTTCTGTTATGTTTTCTTTATAGATGATTACATAACCTTTTACTGTCTTGCATCTTCCTTGAACGCAGTTCCTAATCAGCATTTTAGTAATTCCCATTTGGATTGACGCTTCCATTGCTGATGGGTATTCGGCTATAAATCCGTTTCTGTCATATACCATTACGGGTTTAGATTGGTCAGCATAGTGCTCTCTTAATTTTGCCTTTGCAGAGTCTTTCATTTTTTTGCCTTTCTTAATGTCTGAAAAGTATTTCAAATGCTCTTCATCCCATTTTAATCCAGTTCTTCCTTTCATCTTGTCCTTAGCCTCCTGCGTATGCTTGTAGCCTATAGGACTTCCTGCTTTTCTGGCTATGTTAAATCCATTGTCATCAAATGGCTGAAAAATGTCAAGGTATAGCTGTTCCACCTTCAGCAAGTCTTCCTTTTCGCACGCATGCACAGCGCTGAATGTTAGGTGTTCTATTCCGTACTTATTTGCAAAATTCTTCAGCTTAGGATTGCATCCTTCGTTATGAGTTATTTTCTTCTTATGGACAGCATACCTTTGCTTGAATGACGTTGCGCTTCCTATGTATATTCTTGCGTCAATGTCGTTTGTTATAACGTAGATTCCTGTCTTTGATTTAAGGTTGTTTATGTACTTCATATTGCAAATATACAAACTCCTAGTTAACTAAAGAATTATTTCTTATTTAACTAAATATTTTTAGCTTTGTTAAGCATGACGTGTTTAGAGTTTAATTGTTTAGGGGCTGGGTTTCTACCCGGCCTTTTTATATTAAAGTTTGGCACGTTCTTTGCAATAAGTATATTTGTAATAAGTTATTTAACTAA